AACTACTGGACATTCTGCTAATGGCAGAACACCTTACATGATCGAAAATACAATCGATATATCAGCAATCAATGGTGATTCTGGAGCAGCTCAAAACGATGTTCTTAGAACACTAGACATACCTGCTGAAACTTTAATCATGGAAGCTGGAATCGAGGTAGTCACAGCACTATCTTCTTCAGTAACTATGGATTTAGGTATCACAGGTGGAGATATTGATAGATACGCTGATGGCGATACTAATGCTACAGGGTTTTCAGCACCAACAGCTACAGCTAGAACTATAGTTGCAAGTGCAGATACTCTTGACATTAAAATCTTAGATGCAGCTTCATCTGCAGGTAAGATCAGAGTATTCGCTGTACTATGCGATGTATCAGGTATTGACGAAACTGATAGAAATACAGACTCTCAGCACGATACTGCTGTGTAATCTGTTTAATTTTAAGGGGGACTATATGTCCCCCTTATTATATTACCCCTTATAATATTTAGGAGAATTATGACAGTATACGATTTAACAAAAAAAACTAGAGCTAGCACAGGACAAAAAATTATACGTTTAGGGCCAGTTGATAATACTATGAGGGTTATTAAATTAGAGAAAAGAATTAATGATCAAGAACAAAAACTTGATAAAATATTAGAGTTATTACAAAATGGCAACAACTTACCTAACACTAACAAATAGTGTACTTAGAGAATTAAACGAAACAGAACTAACGTCTGCTACGTTTAGTTCAAGCAGAGGTATACAAACTGCAGTAAAAGATTTTATTAATAAAGGTATTCATGATATTTATAATGAAACAGGTGAGATACCTTTGTTATATTCTAGAACTACACAAGATTTAACTATAGGTGATAATGAGTATGACTTTCCTGCTGATTTTAGAAAAGCAGATATGGATTCATTTTCAATGGCTCCAAGAGAATTAGTAACTAATGGTGAGTTTGCATCTAATATAAATAGTTGGACAACTGGAGATGGATCACCATCACATACAACAAGTGGTAATGGTAGATTAAACTTAAATGATGCAGCAGCATATCAAGCTATTAATACAACAGTAAATAAACAATATAAATTACAACTTAGAGTATTAAGTCCAAATAGTTCAAGTAGTGCCTTAATTGTAAGAGTTGGAACATCAGCTGGCGGTACACAAAATTTAAATACAACACAAGCTGTAACAAATTTTAGAGAAGGTGCTATATTAAATACTACATTCACAGCTACAGCACAAACATCTTTTATTTATGTAGAATCAGATGGAGTGCAATTAGATGTTGATTATGTAAGAATATCTAGAAGTGATATAGCAACAAGAAAATTAACTTACATTACATACGATAATTATTTACAAACTTATAAACCAACTGATGATACTAATAATAGCGGTAATTATTCTATACCATTAAGAGTTTACATTTTACCAGATCATTCTGCGTTTGGTATAAGTCCAAGACCAAATACAAATGAATATACTGTAAGTTATGATTACTATACAACACATACAGATTTATCTGCTCATGGTGATAACATGAGTTTACCTGACAGATTTAGAACTTTGATAGTAGATAGAGCTAAATACTATACATACATGTTAAGATCAGATCCACAACATGCTCAGTTAGCTGATAGAGACTTTCAAAGAAAACTTAGATTATTAAAAGTAGATTATGCAACTAAAAATGATTACATGAGAAGTGATGTAATTGGTGAAAGTATTGCAACAAATATAGGAGGCAGAGTTAGCTAATGTCAAAAGTTGATATAATGGAAATAGAAAAAATAGATAGAGATAGAAAAACTGGTGATAATATGGACGGTGAAAAACGTGCTAATGAAAAATTAGAAATGCAAACAGCAGATTTATCAGATAAAATGAGTATAACACAAATTAATAAATATATTAGTGCATATCAATCTGGTGATCCTGTTAAAAATTTAATACCACCAGGTTTAACAAAATCAGAATTAATACAATTAGAAAAACTAGCAGAAAAAAGAAGTTAATTAAATGCCAACAACAGATTTAATATCACCATTTGTTGTAAGTTGTGCTGGCGGTTTAACATTGAACAAAGATGTGTTCTCTATGCAACCAGGTGAAGCATTAATCTTACAAAACTTTGAACCCGATATTAAGGGTGGATATAGACGTGTTAGTGGTACAGCTTTATTTAATAGTACAATTGTACCTCAAGGATCTAGTAATACTAGCCTAGTAGTAGATTGTGCTATAATATTTAATGATCAAGTAATAGTAGCTAGAGGTGGTGATATACATAGAGGAACTACATCAGGTAGTTATACTACTTTAACTACAGGACTTGGAACTTCTACTAGGGCTTATGATTTTGAAAAGTTTAATTTTGATGGCACTGATAAACTAGTTATTGCAACAGGACATTCACCTGCTCAAATAATTAATAGTAGTTTTGCAGTTGATGTTGTAAATGCAACAGGTGGTGGAACAGCTCCATCTAATCCTAAATTTGTAAAAGCATTTCAAAACCATATGTTTTATGCTGGTGCAACTAATTCACAAGAAGTTATATTTAGTGTACCATTTGAAGAAGATAATTTTACAACAG